ATATTTCCATGTGCTCTGCCCGTTCTTGTGTGCTTTCCGGTTCTTCCGTCATTTACATTTTCTTTTTCTGTGTTGGTAATACTCCCATTTTCTGTAGTATCTCCGTCTGTGATCTGTTTTGCATGATCAGCAAGACCTGCATTGAAAGCTGTATTTTGGTCGGTTATGTTAACGCTGTTCACTATTTCATTTGTGCTAGTGCTTTTTACAGTATTATCTCTAGCACTAGAAGTTGTTTCATCGTCAGTATCCGTCCAGTCTTCCATCCGATCATAGTTTTCGATAGGATTATATTCAAGCACTGTCGTATCATATAACTTTTTCCAGTTAATTTGATACTTGTTACTCCATATCGTAATACGATTTTTCATATAAGTAAAATCGGGATATAAAATCTCTAACTCCCTTGTCCTCATCAAAATTGCATCAATAGCAATCTGTTTCACAAGCCCCACAGGAACATTAAACCCGTCAAACAATGTGTTATCATAGTTATATAATCCCTCAACGGTTAACAAACTCAATCATCATCACCTCCTGATATTTCACGTGAAACATTTTTTTCACTCGGATCATGCCTCCAATTTACACTTACATCAACACCAAACATCTTTTTAACATCATCACAACTTTTCTTCCATCCGTCTAACCACATTTCCATCCTAGTTGAAGTTTCAACATCGTTGCTCTCAGCTTCGGAAGATATCATTCTTTCTTTTTTATCCGATCTGGCAGACGGGATGCCGACCTCAGTACAAAACAGTTCTTCTAATCTTCGCAATGTGTCCAGAACATCACCTGCAATATAGTTCTGTCTCAAATTATTAACAAAATAATCCCACGGTTCTTCCGTCTGATCTCCTCTCTGAATCCTCAGTTTCTCATCATAGAAAACAGCCAATTCACCTCTCATGACCCGATCCATGACTTTTTTCAGACTTTCCGCTCCCGCTTTATTCCTTGCTCTGAATACATACGCAAGCTTGCTGTTCATTACGTTCATGTCCAGAGATTCCATAGTAATAGCCATTTCATTAGCATATCTTCCCACTAAATCCATGATCCCACCATAGTCGGCGGTACATTTAAAAAGAACACACTGTTCTCCAATCACAGGTTCAATCACACCTTTTAACAAGGGATTGTTGATGACCGCCTGAGCCGGTCTGTAAAAAACATTGTACCCCTTAAGTGTACATCCCTGTGGAATTACACCAAACTTGTCCGTATTGATGATAGCAACCGTACCCCAACAGTACAAACAATAAAGAAAATAATCCTTATCCCAGTTGTCCGGCACATCCCATTTCATCACAGAAATAGCTTTCTGCAATAGATATCTCTGAAAATACCAAAACAACTGAGTATTTTTGCAATGGTTAGTGCTCGGGCATATGCTGCTATTATACTGATTGATATAATTATACATCACAGGAGCACCGACACCAGTATTACATCCAAACATATATTCACCTCCTACAAATTATTAAAATAATCAAACCACGCTCTAGCATATCCGGCACGTTCCTGATGTATACTAGCAGGTCTTTCATAGTTTGCCTGAAACGCAAGTGCAAGGTATCCTGCATCCTGTGTACTAACACTCCACTCTCTCCAACTTAAAGGGTACGCACTTGTACTATACCATTGTGGTTCGATACCCCAGTTTTTAATTCCTGAACTCTGTTGAAACTCTGCAAAAATAACACTCAACTGTTTCTGACCATTATACCAATCATCATGACTTCCAAATAACACGTCAAGAACATTATACAGATCGGTGGGCGGTGTCCATTGTACAAGCCCGTGTCCAGTACCACTAATTTCAATTAATGCCGGATTGAAAGTGCTTTCCTGTTGAATATTACCACACAAACCTGCAATAGCATTTACGCTCCATCCCTGAGATTTAAAATAATTTAAAATTACGGTTGCGTTATTTATTGCTTTTTCGTTGTTTCCGCACAGGTTAGCCGTGGGATTTCCAAAATATTCACTGTTTCCTCCAACCTGCCAATCACCACCGGAAAAAGGCCATCTGTACACTCTCCAATAGTGTATCGTACTTTCCCACACCGTGTACGTATTAATACTCACCTGATCAGGCAATGGAAGTTTTTTGCTGTGCGCACCCATAGAGTGTGTTTCATCATACATCATTTCTGTGTGCTGATGACCTCCGAGTGATGGGTCATTTATCCACAGAATATCACCTTTTTGAAATTTGAAATCCGTATAATTGGCAGGTAATATTATTTCCTCAAAACCGAGATTTTTCAGTATCGTTGGCATTGATTCCGTGGTGAACGGCCATGCTGTCAAATTGATTTCAAAACCTGCATGCCCCAGCCCATAGAAGATTAAAGAACTACAATCATAGTAAGTTATTCCGTTGATAGTCTGTTCATTTCTGTAGTCCTGATTGTACCCAACATTCGGTGCGTTACATCTATCCACGATCCATTGCCACGCTTGCAATATTAGACCTCCGATTCCACCCGCCCCACCAGATCCCCACGGGTTCTGCCCAGAGTTAGCACTTGTCATAAGCGCAACGAACATTGAAATATTGCTTGCAGGAAAGCTACGCATAATATACACCCCCCTCAAGGAATTGTTTGATCTGTTCTTTTTCGTTTCGGGTTGCACCTCTTACATTAATTGAACCATTTTCAACGACGTAATACCCTGCGCCTAAATCCTGCATTGTGCCATTTTTCATATAAGGTCTGCCATTATCTGACCGATCCTCGTCAGTAATCTTGTAAAAAGTTTCTATCACATATGGTATACGCGCAATAGATAACAACGTACCATTGACACCTCTTGTATGCACATCAGGTATCGCACTCTCAACCGCATTTGCAACTCCTGACGAACTTCCCAAAAAATTGCCAGAAAATAAATTCCCGATACTACTTATTAAATTACTTCCACTTTCAATAATGTTTGTCCGTAAATCACTCACTTGTATGTTAACTCCAATCTGTGCGTATCCACTATACAGCGTAACACCTCCTGCGCTCACTGACATAACACCAACTCCGCTCATACAGTCAATAGTTTCACTGACTGTTACGCTCGCAGCACTTGCAACTTTCCCCCCGTCAATATCGAACGTTCCCCATGGGTCAATGGTTAACTGAATCCTACGAAATGGTGAAGCGTTAAGAAATGTTCCACGTGAAACTTGTGGATGCTGTGAAACTGGCATGTCAAAAGACCTGCTATAAAAAGGCTTATTACCTAACTTCAATGCGGTCACATCACAAGACCAAAAACCGAACTTAACCTCATTAACCTGTGTGCTACCTGCCCCTACGTTTTCGCAAGGAAACCACATAACACTTGTCAGATATTGAAACGGATTGAACAAACATTTTAGCAAACTATCCGTGATCTGCTGACCTGAGATGTTCGCCCAATCAAGAGTAGAAAATATCTTTGAGCAAAAATCTGCGAAATTAGTGGGAATAAAAGCATAGAAATTTGTAAGTCCATCTTCTCCTACAATTCCGCAAACAAAATACCCCTGATTTAAACCATACTCAGCCACCGGAAATAAACCATCATTAACAACTGTTCTTTTCTTAACTGGCGTCGACAGCGTTGGATATAAAGTGTCCATTACATCTCCATCAAAACTCGTTGAGCTTCTGATAAAAAACAAATTACTTGCCTGTATTGTATCACGGTACGTGGCTAACACATCCACAACGCAATGTGCAATCCATGTATTGTTTCTATACTCCCAATCCTCAACCCAGTATGAACGATTAAATTCTACAATCTCACAGTAATTCCATGCCGGGGCACTGCCTCCATTTCTCAGTATGATCTGTGGATTTTCAATAGAACATGGCTCTTTTATATTACAGGAAATGGCGGTAACATTACCGCCGACAATTCCCGTAGAATTAACTCTTTTGCTTGCCGTTTTAAAATTGACTGTTACCGCCATTATTATTTCCTCCTATTCCAGAACAAAAACAAGACCATTCTCTGTAAGATCGTTCCAGTAACGATCTGTGAAATGATAATAGATATTCCAGTACCCTCCTGCACTATTGAAAGGTGTCGTGCTACTCCACTGTTTGATAGTAGTAAGCCCCATAGCCTCCTCATCAAACAGTACGGCAAAGATGTTGCTCATTGCCTGAGCTTCTCCCTTTTTAACACTTCCATCCGGAGTCATAACGGAAGGCGTTACATTAATATTCATCGGACTGTCAAGTGTCTGCCAGAAATTAACCTTTTCATTTGTCGCAATTTTGAGATACTGGTCATGGAACGTGTTACTCAGAACCGTTGTATCTGCGGTATGAAGATCTGGGCTAAAAATCATAATGTTCTGCATACTCAGCGGAGTATGCCGTGCAATATCTTTTCCCGTGATATTCGCATGGAATCGAGTTGTTCTCTCTGTGAAAAAGTCCATGTAAGTCATGATCTTAGCACAAGCCCATTTATAAAAACTCGGGAAATTCTCCGCTTTTCTTACATCATTAGCGGTTAACTCTGTTCCGTTCTCGGTATTGTACATCGTGAGCAACTTAACAACATGCTCTCCGGTATATCCTTCTGTACTTGCTGTAACTCCTGCCTGCCAGATGTTTTTAGCTCCGATATAGTTTGCAACACAGGCTCTTGCCATACTTTCATGTGCCTGTTCGATCATATCCATCGTGTTCTGAGTATACATGGAAATGAACTGACCAAACTCGTCGGGATTGCGAAACGCCTGATCTAACTGATCTCTGAAATAAGTCCTGTGTCTCTGGAATACCTGACCGCCGTAAAAATTAGTCTGTAAGACTTTACCTTTTTTGATCTTGTACATATCAACTGCGGTATCATCTTCCAACGGCTGTCTCTGATCGTTTTCCCAATCATCGTCTAACATCCCCAATTTACGCACATGGTTTCCCCACTGTTGTGTGCTTCTTCTTAACCCTTTAAATTTTGCGTTGTATGGTCTTACAGAAAAGATCGTCCTGTCTAACACCTGAGAAATGCTGTTCATGATCCTGTCATTTCCGACAAGTAACGCTGTCTGTGCCTGTGCTACAAACGAGCTTGTGTCCGTTGCTTTCATGGTTTCAACGCCTGTGGCCTGTTTTACGATATCATTCAGAACTGTGCTGATCTGATCGAAACTTAATGTATTCGCCATTATTTTTCACCCCCTGTCAATCCATCATAGTTTGGCGGATTGATAATGCTTGCTATAGCATCTTCTGTTGTAACCTGTTTGGGAACTGTGTTCTGCATCAGATTAACGTTGTTACTCTGTACCGCACTTGTGAGACTTTTCAGAGCGTTCAGAACATCATTCTGTTCACTGATATGCTGAATCTGCTGTGTCTGCGGATATTCCTGTGGCTGTGCCTGTGCCTGTGCCTGTGGAAACATCTGTGGAAACTGCTGTACACCCTGCACCGGTACCTGCTGATAGTTCTGTCCATAGAACTGTGTCTGTGGCTGCGGCTGTGGCTGTGGCTGTGGCTGTGGCTGTGGCTGTGGCTGTGGCTGTGGCTGTGGGGCACGCTGGGTGGTTGTGCCTGACATGGTTAGGATTTCTTCTTTTGTGAATCCGGCTGTAATGAGTGTAATTAAGTTGTCTAATGTCATATTTTGTAATCCCTCCTGAGATAGTTTTTGTGAGAAAAGCCTGTGGAAATGATACCGTCATGTTCGTATGTTACTGCATACCAGTTTCCAGAATAACATCCTAGACAGATGCATTTCGTGTTTTTCGGCATTTCTGCGATAACTGTTCCGTCTAAGTTAGGCTCTGCCCTGATCATCAGAGGCTCTGTGTTCGTTGTGACGATGTACACACCTCTGATATTTTTGTTGTAGTTAATCGTCATTTTTTTCACTTCCTGTAATATGGTCTGTGAGTTTGGTTAGTGCCTGAGTGTTGTTGTTGAGTGCGTCTGTCATGTTTTTCATTTCTTCCTTGTGTGCGTCTGTTTCTTTCTGCCACAAATAAAAAGTTGCAATCAGACACGCACATGGCACTCCGATATTGCTAATAAGTGTTGATAAGGAATTAACATCCATATTTCACCTCCATTATATATTAGCACAACATATAATATGTTTCACGTGAAACATTAAAGAAAGGTGAGAAATGTTTCACGTGAAACAAAACATATGTGGGCTGTGACACTCCACATATGTGACGAAAGATTAAGTGCTACAAATTCTTGAGCTGTACATGCTCATGCACATTGGATCATTATGATCCCACGCTCCCAACGTGTTGTACGTGTGCCACGAACACTTGTCTTTCTATGAAAGATAATATCAGATATAAATCACAAAGTCAATATTTATTTTTAAAATATATCTCAAATAGAGACTTGCTTGTGATATCCTCAAACACTACCTTGTTTGATAAATACATATCCCATAAATAAATAAAATCTCGTCTGAAAGCTTTCACATCCTTGTCCGTATTGGAATACTCTTGCGGTGTACCAGAGTTGTGACGTGTTACATATATTAAGTCTTTTCTCTTGTGCTGATATATTGTAATAGCATCCATTTTACATATAGGTATCAGTTCTTTAATGTTCATGCTTCTAATTCCTGAATAATCAGCGGAATAAAATTCATTTCCTAGTGCCATCCTGTTAAATTCCGAATCTGATCCAGACATTTTATACAGAGCTGTGTCTTTTTTCTTTTCAGAAATCGGTGAATCATACAAGTTAAAAAGTCCAATACCTCTATCACGTATAATAGACAGAGATTGTTTATTAATATCCATGTTCGATACTTTTTCCATTAAATTATTCTCTATAAACATATCACATGATAAACTTTCAGAATTAGAAAACAATAAAAACTGTATCGGTTTATTACCCTCAAGTTCACGGTTTCGATTCATTGTTTCATATGCGTTTTTAAAAGCATATCCAGCATTTTCAACTCTGCGTTCGCGTTTTTCGGGGATAAATTCATCATATATTCCTATCTCAACGTCTGATGCATCAAAACCCCGTAAATTAGCAAAGGTATTTAATGCTATAGCATAACCGAGTATATTTCCAGTATATTTTATTTTACCATTTTCGTCAATTTCTGCATTATAATACACCGCAATATTTTTCCCGACACTTTTAGGATATATTGACCATCCCAAATCATGATTTAATTTTTTAAAAGGTGAAAGTTCTGGAATTTTAATCATGTCAATTTGTGTTTGCAATGATCGCATATAAACAAAAATTTTTTTATGTTCAATACAGTATTTGAGAGCCCCGTAAGTTTTCCCCGTACCACGTCCGCCCCAGATGTAATTGAACTTTTGTTCATATCCTAAAACGGCGGGTATCGATAGATACCCGCTGTTTTCATAAAGCGATAACATATTATTTCTGTGGCTCTGGCATGGGGATGTTCTTTTCAGAATATCCCATACGGGCTAACGCACGATCTGGGGAAACAAGCGCACAGATGAGATAGTCACGACCTGACTTCGAAGTCTTGTGAAGAACCTCGATGAAAAACATATCAGGAGTTTCTTCCATATCGGAAATACGGTCAACCACATCTAAAAATGACTCTCTGAAAGTTGATGACTGCCCGGAAAATACTTCTCCTGTGTTTGCGTCCTGCACTGAAATACAGGTGATTTCATTTCCGCTGTTGTCGACTGTTCTGTACTCAACCCATGAACCTACACAAATAAGACCTTTGTTTTCAACATTTTTAAGACTTACAATAGCGGGTGATTCAATGAGGTCATATTCATTGTATACGTCCAGTGTAGAAGATGATTTGATAATAGTATACTGTTTCTTTGCCATGATTTAGTTCTCCTTTTCTTTTGGTGATTTTGTGAAAGTTGCGTGCATTAAGAATACTTCGGCATCCATGCCATAGATTTTAGTTTCTTCCTCGTTTCGCTCCCAGTCGATAACGATTCCGAAATTTCTTTTTTTGATCTCTTTGCTGATCTGATCGTCTGTGAGATTTCCAATTAATACTAATTCTTTTGTAATCTCACATTTGTTCTCTGGATCGTAACAGATAACATTAATTTTGTTAACTGTTAACTCTCTTGTGATTTTCATGTTCTCGCCTCCCTATATTATCTCTGTTACATGAATTATTATAATACTAATATTAATTCCTGTCAAATGTTTCTTTAAATTCTTTTATAGTTCTTGCGTCTGCCATAATCCTACGGTACTCATCTGTTATTCCTATTGTGTAAGTTGACGGTCTGATAACTACATTTTGTGTAATTTTTAAAACATGATTTTCCACGGTGTAATCCCCATAAGGTACGTCATTGTACACGCTTTCGGTTCCTCCCGATCGTAAAAAGGTGAAACCAATTTTAAAGGCTTCAATTCCTCCATGTTCTTCCAACTCATCTGGTGCAAGCTTTTTATTAACTCCTGCGATTGTTGCGTGTAGTTTTCCGTCTTTAGTTCTATAGACATATTTTTTAGCACCAAGGGTGGAGAATTCAGTATACGTATCCTCGTATTCATACACCCCCATATAATGTTTAACTCCGTGACGATCTGTTGCGTATGCGGAATTGGAGATACTTTGCTCTTTTCTCTCAGAATTGTATCTATTAAATATCTTATCAATATTATCACCTCTTACTTTTATATATTTTACTGAATCAGTATCGCTGTATACGTAACGATCTCCAACTATGTTTATACCCTCTTTCAATCGCTGGCGTGCCCATGCTGTTACCCATACACCCCATTGATATGGAAGAAAGGCAGTTCTATTATATTTTGCAAGTAATGTTTCACGTGAAACATTTTCATCAACTGTATATATATCTTCCGATGATTCTGTAAATATTAATGATTGCTTTACTGGTGACTGTACCATCATTCCGTAACCCGCGTTAAGCAATGCCTTTTGCAGATTGTAATAAAGCTCCTGTTCCACTATGCCTTTTAATTCTGTTTTGTCTGTATAATATTTACGGAAAATGTCTTTCAACGGTTCTGGCAGTGATCCGTATTTGCTTTCGTAACACTCTGTTATTTCTAAATTTTTCCATTTGTACTCACGTTTCATCATCTCATAATCAATATCAGTGAGCGTTGTTTCGATATAGTCAGCACTTAAAACACGTCCGTTATCCAATGTTTCACTGGAAACATTTCTACATTTTGAATATGAAATATAAGGTGCTCCGTAATACTTGTCGATCTGCTCAATTCCTGTTATTTTACATCGGAATAATAGCGCTTTTCCTCTATCCAGTTTCTTCTCTATGTCATTCTCAGTTATTGATCCGATATAAACAAAACGTGTCATAGGGAAAACACAATTCAACACAACGTCAGGATAAGACGATGATCTATCATAAGAACCGATTCCCAGAATCTTTTTACCGTCTGCATGTATCACTGTTCCTGAGTAATAACGATTAGCGTGAGTGTCTCCTCCCCGAAACGCCTCCTCTAGCAGATCGAAAACTTCTATAGTCGGAAAAATATCCTTGTGTTTTCTGGCCCATCCATACATTGCTTTTTTCGTTTCACGACGTACATAACCGGTTGACGTTAAGGGGAGTGTATATAAATTGTCATTTGACAGTATCATACGTTTATACATTGCTTCAACTAGTCCGATTGTATCGTATGTACTGTACTTTATTTCATAATCGGTTAGTTCTGTCCATGGAAAACGTTTTTTACTGTAATCAAATTTTTCTCCAGATAATTTCTGATGCTCTACTTTCATTTTTGAAGTAAACGTATTTAATGACATGTTTGTCTGCAAATATGAACATCGAAACTCAAACCTCTCTAACATTTCACATTTCAGTATTTTACGTGATTTTATTGCAAAAACTTCGTCCGGTGAAAACGTATATATACCACGCAAAAATTGAAATTCATATGAAAGATTGTGGACAAAAATCATATAATACGCATAGTTATCGTCATTCATAAGATTGTCAAGAAATAACTCAAATTCTGTCCACGTTCTTCCTATTATAGTATCGATGTGCAAATCATCGAGAAAAAGAATTGAAAACTGCCAAATATACATTATTGACTGTTCAATATCTTCCAATCTAGTTGTCTCGATATCAAAAGCGCACATACAATTTTTATATCCCTTTGCTTTTTTACTTCCTCTATTAGATCTAGTATCATGTAAACATGGTAAATTCTGTATTCTAGTATAATTATATGTGTCGACAGTATACAGATTTTCCATGTGTTACCTCCTTCGTTTACGTTTACCCGCTTTCCTTTTCTGACGTTTTACTTTTTCTTTCTTTGCTATTCCAGATTTCAATTTTGAAATGTTTCGGGATCCCGTTTTCAGAAATTCCTTATATAGCTCTAACATTTTTCCTGTACTCAGCTTTTCACCTTCAGAATATAAATCAACTGCAAAATCAGAATCATATATTCTATCTGATGCAAAATCCCGTAACTGTTCCATGAATCGTCCAAAATTTATTAAATCTTCGTGCGTTTTTAACTCTGTTCCATACACATCGTTGATGTGTTCCATCTGCTCTTTTTCCCGTTTTTTCATTCCTGTAATTGTCGTTTGTTCAGACGCTATGATAGTTGCCAGTTCGGACAACAAGTGATATAGTTCTCTATCACTTGTTATATCTTTCAACTGTTTGTATCGTTGGATCGGTCGATCCGTTACAAGGTTGATATCTTTATAGTCAGATTTCAGTAATCTTTCATAACGTTTACGCCAGATTGATCTCAAACGTGAATACTCTTTTCTAACGTCTTTCATATCCCACGTTAACTCAAGAGCGAGCGGTGTATAATCGTCTTTTGTTCTTATAAGACCTTGTGGTTTACTCTTCTTCAAATAAGACTTTTTTGTTGTCAATTGGAACACCTCCATCCAATTTGTTGTAGTATACAGGACGGAAATTTTCTTCAAACTCGACAACGTAGTCCTGCACGATTGCCATTGCGACTGCTCCTGTGTATGCCTGTACTAGCAGATAATCACATTTGTATTTACACTGGCTTTTAAGGATGTTCGGTGTATTTAATTCTTTTATATACACTTTATACCATGTTTTTTTACTGTTTAGTGGTCTGCTCATTGTATAACCTCCATTTCTCTACACATCTCAGGATATCGTCAAAACTTGCCATTGCTCCCCACATTTTACCGGGAATATAACCAAAACACTCTTTAAATTTCACACAATCGTCGAACTGTTCGCATGTATAACACATTTCCGTGTCATTACATTTAAAGCAAATATCACAATAATTTTTCATTTCTTATATCCTCCTGACCATTTTGCCCCACACCATACGCCATAAGGGAAAATTAATATAGCTCCAAAACCAAACCACAAAATCGCATCCAACATTAGTACACACACCTGCTTTCTATTTCTTCTTTGATCCATTTTCGTTCCCGATAACGCCACGGGAAACGCATTATTTTGTACTCTTTCAATAACTCACGTGGAGTGAGCCATGCTAGGTAATTTTTGTAACTTTCTTCATAGTCTGTCATAATTCACCTCACATATTCATCATTGCAGTCGATAAAAACTCAATGCATTTTACGTAATCATATTCATATCATAAATATCTTCCACCGTTCGAAATGCCTCTTGCAAGTATTGACGCATTATTAAAAGCTTCTTCAATTGTAGATCCTTCTTTAAGACTCATATGAAATTCTGTTACTACTTTCTCCTGATACAATTCCTGTACGCTTTCTTTAACTTTTTCATTTTTAATACCTCTCTTTCATTTGATGATTATATCATACATCATTATTTAGATTTATTCAAAGACCATTATGTTCACAAACACATGTTCGAAAACATCAACCCTGTATGTGTTTCTCACACACGGACACAAGTCCATAATGTTCCAAAATAACTGATTTTCATAGTGC